CAGGTTCACGATCAGGCAGACCAGGTCACCGCCCTTGGCACCCTTGCGGCCTTCCATCTCGGGGATGGTCACAATGTTCTTCACACGCAGCTTGCGGGCCAGAGCAGCCTCGTCAGCATACAGCGGGTGGCCGATGCCGTCCTCCAGCAGGAGCATCTCGGTCAGAGCGTCCTCGGTGGTGAACAGGGTGGGGGTGCCGGAGCCGCGGTACTCCTTGCGGCTGGGCCGGATCTGCTTGGTCAGGGCCTTGTACTTGTCCTCCACGGTGGTCAGGCCGGTGGTCTTGCACTGGACCTTGATGGTAAACAGGTCGCTGTCGTTGAACACAGGGGGGCTGCATTTCGCAGCGCTCGTGTCCTCACAAGCAGCCAGACGGCCGTCGCCCAGCAGGTAAGCCAGAGCCAGCTCACGGTTCAGCTTCAGGCGCATCTCCTGCTTCAGCCATGCCACAACGTCAAAGCTGGTAATGTCGATCACGTCGTCGCGGTCCAGCTTCTGCTTCTTGTACACGGTGGTGGGGCTGGTGGAGCGGCGCAGCAGGCCAAAGACCTCTTCCTTCTTGAAGTTGCCCTTGAAGTAACCCTTGGCGCGGGCATCCTCCTCGGTCAGGTCAGCGAACATGCTCTTGAACCGGCTGAAGGGAATGTGGTGCACAGCGCCCATGACCACGCTCACCCAGTCGTCGGGCTTGTCGATGATGCGGGGCGTGGTGTCCAGCAGGTGATCCTCAGGGAACAGCCAGTCGATGTTGTCAATGCTGTGAGCCAGCTCGTCACTGTCCATGCCGGCATCCTCAAAGGCAGCCTTCATGGTGCCGTGGCTCTTTGCGGTCTTGACCACGTTGTTGATCTCTTCGATGCTGTGCTTCAGCACGGTTGCGTTGGTATCCTTGTCGAAAACATTCTGCTTCACGGTATCGTCCTCCTCACCGTCATCATCCTTTTCACTGGCCGTAACAGAACCAATGATCGCGTATACGACATTTTTCTGCTTCTCCGTCAGGGTGTTGAACACATCCTCAACGGTCTCTTCTTTGTTCATGTTCTTTTCGTCCACCATTTTGGCTTCCTCCTGTGTTGCTTTGTCGTCGGTCACGGCATCGCCGCTGTCCGCACTGTGCGTAAGGTCTTCCAGCGGGTTGCCCTCGGGGTCCATGCCGTGGGTAAGGCTCAGGCCGTCCTCGTTATAGATAAAGGCCTCGCCGCCCTCGTAGTCCTCATCGGCGCTGTGCTTCACCACTTCGTCGATCAGGGCACCCGGGTTGCATCCGGCCAGCACCAGGCTCACTTCCCGGATAAAGCCGTGCTTCACGGTGCTGCCCACCTTCTTCAGGCCATTGGCAAAGATGGAAAAGGCGCTCCGGTCGCCGCTCTCCACGCACTGTCTTGCGGTCTTGCCGGTGTCGGTGTCGTTGAATTTGGCATAGCAGTACACGCCGCCGGGCCGGTTCTCCAGCAGGCAGTGGCCGATCACGTTGTCCACGTTGGTGTGGTCGTGGTTGTACACCATGGGCACAACCTTGCCGCTGCACTCCTTAAAGGCATCCTGCGCGATCACCAGCCCGTCATAGCACCGGACGTTCGCTTTCGTCGCCCAGCCGCTGCAATCGTAGTCAAAATTAACCATTTTGATTTGCAATACTCCTCTCTACGGCATCCCGCCCTGCCGTGATTGTTTTGTTCTGCGCCGCAATTTCCTCACTGCTCTGGCTGATGTTTGCATTCCGCAGTTCATCCGCCTTGGGGTCCTTGCTGGGTTTCATGCCAATGGCCTGCCGGAACTCGTTGGAGGTCATGATCTCGTTGCGGGTAAACTTGTCGGCCATTTCGGCAACGGCGGAAACAGGGGTCAGCTTGAACGGGTCACGGAAGTACATCACGGATTCCCGGTTCGCCCGGTCGTCCTCGGTCAGGAACTTCCGCCGGATCTCGTCCACGGCAGCCGCCACAATGGGTTCGATGGTGCGGTTCTCGTAGTTGGTCATCACAGCATCGGAAGCAGTACCATTCATGATCTCCGGGGTGATACCCAACTGGCTGTATGCCATGTTGGTCAGGTATTCCACGGTCTTCAGAAGGTTGTTTTCGAGGCTGCGGTTCAGCTGCGTGATATGCTCCGTGCCATCGGTGTAGGCAATGCCGTATTTGGAACCGGCGAGCTGCTGCTCGATCTCTGCTCTCCGCTTTTCGGCCTGTTCTTTCTTTGCATCCGTTCGGATGACATAGGGCAACTGAATGATCATGTCCAGCTTGTTGCTACCCACCTGCTCATCAACCACGTCCATCAGGTTCAGCTTCCGGATCAGGCGCTGCACCGTTCCATTCGGCTCGTTCATCACGGCATAGAACGGGTTTTCGATGATCGCCACCTTGTCTTTCGGCAGGGTAATCTCTTCCTTCAGGCCAGTCCGGTCGTTGTAAACTTCCATCCGAACATCATCCGGGTACCACTCCAGTACCTTTCCGACCCGCATGGATTCAAATTTGGTCTTGCCTGTCCTCGTGTCATAGTTGGTGTCAATGGGCACCAGTGCTACTACACCCTCGTCCAGCATCGAAAGAAACAGGTCAAACCGCAAAGAGCGGCCTGTCTGGTCTTTGTTGCCGGAAAGGTTCAGACAAGAATTAAGGCCCGAATCAACGGTTTCGTCATAGCGTCCGTTTTCATCGAGCCTTACATGATTGATGGTGATCGCCGCAGCATCCATTGCAATGCGGGTGTTGATGGCCGTCATAATCGTCCGGTCATTGGTTCGGTTCAGCCGTACCCGGTCGGGCCGGTTGCTGTAACCTCCCCCAATATAAATTTTTCCGGGAGGGTCCCGGTTCAGAAAAGCATTCCAGGCATGTCGCAATCTGGAGCCAAGGGGTCGTGATGCCATTTTGATTTCCTCCAGGCTTATACTTCCGTATATTGAGCGTACATACGGTCTTTCGTTTCATTCTTATACGCTCTGTCTGCCGCCAATTTTTCGAGGGCTTTTGCCACTGCGACTTTACTAGCGTTCTTAGCAGCCGTGCTTACCTTATTCCCGGTCAGAAGATCAGCAACATACATACCATACACCGCCCTCGAAATAGCTTTTCCTCGTGCAATTCGCTTTTTCTCTCGCTCAACTGCGGTCTTTTTATCCATACCTTTGGAATAATCTTTTTCGATTCGGTTTGCACCCTTGACACCGTAATCAATTCGGTACATTGTTTTCTGATAGCTGGTAAGTTTTCGATCAGGGTCGCCATACTTTTTCTTTCCCGCAGCGGTCAAAGTTCCATCGGGGTTCTGGTAACGCCGCACGCCCCACTTCATGCCTTTGATACCATGATGGTAGAGTTCATCTTGATAAACTTGCATTGTTCCTCCTCATGCGCCATGTGCTTTCATCGTTGTAGCCAGTGCTCCACTGACGACCGCATTCTTGAAAGCACCCGATTCAACGATATTCTTACCGATTTTCATCACAGCAGAACCATTGTTGTAAAGGGTCGTAACAGTCCCAAGTGCCGTGGCGGTTGCCCCAGCAATTTTAATCGCTTTTTGGATCTTGCTGGGAGAAGCCGTAAGCCGTTCATACTGCTGCTCTTTTTGCAATCGGTTGATACGCGCATTCAACTCACTGTCGCTCATTTCACGGACGCTTTTCTTCGTATGAGCGCGTGTATAGTCTTCGTGATCCTGCGCATAGTGTTTCTTTCCCTCGGAAGTAAGCGTGCCATCCTTATTCTGGTAGCGCCGCACGCCCCATTTCATGCCTTTGATACCCCAATGGTAGAGTTCATCGCTATATACCGTCATGTTCCACCTCCTTTGCAAACAAAAAATGCACCAGCCGTTAAGCTGATGCACTATCATGTTTCTTTATTTAATTGCAACAATTTCAGGGCCAATAATCTCTAATTCACCATCAAGAATGATGCTTTCGATTCCTTCAGGCTCATTATCCTCTGGAAAAATATAATCCGTCACCACTCCAGAATATTTCTTTCCATCAGAAGTGATTACCGTCACTCTTTTTCCTTCATAAGCTCTCAGTTTCACGATGTCACATCCTCTCTTACTGGATAAATATGTGTACCCTTATTGGAATAAATAATGAGCGCGTTATGGGTTTCATGTTCAGCGCCATCCAAATCAACATATACGCCAATTGGCTCGTCAGATCGAACACGCTCTTTCTTTACCCATTCACCCTTATTTGAAGAGATCAGCGTTCCTGTTCCATGAAGCCTTAAAATATAGCGCTGTGCTTTATCAGCACTAAAATAGGTGTAGCTTTTGCCTTGCTTATACAAAGGCGAATTACGGTCATGCTCCGATTGCTTGCTTTTCCGAATAGCAAGACTAACTTCACCCTTTTGCACAGCTCTTCGTAATACCGATGAGTTTATTTTAGCACGTTCAGGTTTATCTGTATAGGGTTTATGTCCCAGCTGAGCCGGAGTTCTCCGCACGCCCCATTTCATGCCTTTGATACCATAATGATAAAGCTCATCTGGATTTCTCCAGCGCCAAATACATTCATCCCTTCTCATTTTATTCCTTTACTCAAACGCATCCCGGTTCTGTTTCCACGCCACATAAGCGTCCATCATGGCAGCCACAGCATCGATCTTCTGATCCTGCCGCTGTTTGTAGAGCTTCCGATTGCCGTTGGTGTCCACCAGCGTAATGCAGTTGCCCATGGCAAATTGCATCAGCTGTTCGTCAAACAGCAGCTTCCGCTGTTCGCTCAGCTTTTTCAGCTCACCCAACGGTACGCTTTCGGTCTTTGCGCCCTGGATCACTTTCACAACGCCAAAGGTGCTGTTTTCATCGCCCCAGCGCTTCACGAACTCCTGCGCGTTGTAGGGGTCGTAGCCAAACGCCCGCACGTCGTACTCGTTCTCCATGATAAAGTTGTCCAGGTCATCGTACACCTGCATCATGTCCAGAACCGTGCCGTCAAACACGAACAGGGTCCCTTCCCGCATGAATTCCTCATACTGCTGCCGTCTCGAAGCCGGAAGTTGGCTGAGGGTGTAGGATGTGATGTAGTCCCGCGTCTTGACCCCAAAATATCCGTTGGACAACGGAAACAGGAAGGTAAAGGCGCAGAAGTCGTCGCCCATGGAAAGGTCCGCGCCCATAGCACAGGGCATCTGCCAGAAGCTTCTCTTCCTGTGGCACAGGGTCTCCTCGTAGGGGAAGAAATAGGTGTAGCCCTCCATGGGCAGGTTGAAGCGCTTGGCCAGAATATCGTTCCGGGCGCTGGGGGATTTCTCCGCACGCTCCACGTCCAACTGGTAGGTCTCGTAGCTCACGGTCTTGCCCAGGTTCGGGTTGGCCTTCAGCCACATCTCCGGCTGGCCCACTTCCTCAATGGAATCCAGCTTGTAGTACCAGATGGACACATGGGGGTTGACATACTCCCCTTTCAGGATGCTCATCAACTCCATTTTGATGTCGTCGCCGCAGCCGTTGCGCACCGTGCCCTCGGAGGAAGCCGCCACGATGAGATAATTCTCGTTCTTGGCCGCGCCCTGCTCAATGGCACCAATGGGGTCTTCCCGGATGTCGCAGGAGAGCCACTCGTCCACGGTCGCCACAGTGTCGCGCCGTCCTTGCAGCTTCTCAATGGTCATCGGGCGCACTTCCAGAAGGCTATTGGTCAAAAAGTTCTCGATGCCCTTCTTGGTGGAAGCCATCTTCACCCGGTCTGCCTTGGAGCCGGTGGTGTTTTGCAGGCTGCCCTCGGTCATAAACTGGAACACCGGCCCCTTTGCCCGCGCCAATGCGGTGCGGAAGGGTGCCAGCACCTCCTCGGCCTGTTTCATGGTCGGAGCGGTGGTCAGCTGCTGAGTCGTGGTAGTGTACGCCGTCAGGAAGTACGCCTGCAAAAACTCCAGATACATGGTTTTCGCGGCCGATCGGGTAATGATGAGGTATTGCTTTGTCACCAGCCGCTTTTTCAGCCGCCGGGTCTCGTAGTGTCCGCCGCCTCCGCGCTCGTTCGGCACAAAGACACTTCGTTCTACAAAGTAGTACCATCCAAAGATCTCTTCAGCCCATAACTTGAAACTGTCCAGCAGCTTCACGTCGGTGCCGTCGGTCAGGGTCAGCTCATCCTCGCAAAAGGAGATAAAGCCGTTCACCGCTTTGTCGTCATAGTAGATGCCCGGGTTGGCGATCAGGTCGTCGATCCGCTCCATCTCCATGGCAATTTCCCGGCATACGGGTATTTCGCCACGCATCACGGCCTCCCGAAAACGGCCGTAGTAGATCGGCGTGGCCGTGTTCGAGAGTGCCATTTTCAATTCTCCTATTATAATAAGGTTGGAACCTTACGTTTTATCCTGAATCACTGTCCAGTATCTCGGCCAAGTGGTCATTTCCAAATATTCGAGCAGCCATTTAGGATCACTCAAATCTCGTTCGATTCCATCCTCACGATGCACCACCAAATGCCTGTTGGCATTGATATACCAGTAATCTTTGTAGTCATGCCTACCAGTTTCATCAACATAGTAGCAGTACATACAAATTTTCTTACCCGAAACCAATTGGCGATATGCTTCGGGCCATTCCATCAGGATGTTGCCTTCATGTTTCACCATGTTGTCACGCTTCTTTCTCAGAATTATCGTGCTCCACGTTCAGCCGCCATTCCATCTCGGAGGCGGTATTCTTCAGCGCTTCCATGGTGGTGCTGCTCTGGGGTGGGTCAAAGCCCAGCAGCCGTACCTTCACGGCCACGTAAGCCTTCACCGCTTCCACCTTCACCGGGTCGGCAACGAACTCCGTCCATTCGTTTTCTTTCCCGGAAATGGCGTACCCCTCGCCGGGCCCCACGCCCATCTGCACCAGTGCAAACAGCGCCATGTTGATGTACATGATGATGTCCGCATCAAAGTCGGTGCACTCCTCGGCAATACCCAGCAGCTTCTTCACGCTCGTCAGGATCGAATTCATTTTGATTCCTCCTCGGCATCGATGTCATCACCCATAATGTAGCTCAGCATGGCGTAGTACCAGTCCTTATGCGCCTGGGCCATAAGCTCCAGCTCTGCCAGGTGATGAGATGCGCCGTCCTTGCCCATGGCCGCTTCTTTCTGTGCACTCTCCTCGACCAGCTTGGCCAGCCTCCCCGCATCTATCGCCACTTGACCAGGTTTCAGCAAAACGAGATCTCCCTCAGCACTCGGAGCAGCGTTTTGTGCGGTCACAGCATGATTCTCATCCCTCCGCGGGACAATCTTCATCCCATCAAGCGTAATATCCCCGGCCCGTGTTGCCCGCACCTGCTGCCCATCCACATTCGTGGCCAAAGCATCGTCAAAGTCAAAGCCCTTGTTCCGCGGAGCAGCCGTATAGCCCTGCTGGAGCCCGGCTTCTGCAATGCCCACGTTCGCCCAGAGCAGTGCTTCGTCCAGCTTCGTCAGTGCCAGGCTCCTCGAATGACTCGGTGCAAGGTTCTGAATCATTGTTTCCGCTTCTTCCAGCTTCCGCCGAAGTGCCATGGCATAGTCCTGCTCTCGCCGGTTAAATGCTTTCTTCTGATACATACTTATTTCCTCCATGGGCAGGTGTCGCCCGGTTTTCTATCGCCGTCTGGCAGCTTCGGGCCCTTCCCCGTTCCATAGTGGATAGCCTTATGCGTCACCGCTGAAACACAAATGGCGTTCTCCGGGTCAAGCAGCTTCTCGCTGTGCTGGAGAACGTCTTCTTTTGTTATGGGGTTCATGTGGTGGATGGAGATCTTCGGCTTTACTGGCCGCCCATCCCGCAGCACCCAGTCCGTGATTGGATGGTCTTTACACCCCAAATCACATCCCATGTCCCGCGCAATGATTTTGTCTCGGAACTGCCGCCACTCTCTCGATTGGTAGAAGTCCTGGTTCAGCCATCGGTCAAACCCGAAGGTGTCCTTCCCCACCTCACCGTGCAGCTGTAAATATTCCAGCCGCTCTTCATAGGTCGGCAGGGTGCATAGTTCTGTGTAGCTTTTCATAAGCGCTTTCATCACTTTTATTATTTACGGTAACCGCCAAACCATCCTTCAACGGCTCGCCTGACTGATACATAAGGTAACGCCATAATTGCTCGAGTTCATCTCGTGTCATGTTCAACACCTCAAAAGACCCAGCCATCTGCCACAAATGCACCGAACAGCATAACACCTACTGTTCCGGAGATTGCACACATGAGAATCGTGTCGAATTTCCGGTTCACGCCGGTGTATTCAAGCGACAGGAAAACTTCCACCAGAAGAACCGGAATCATAGCAAACACCAGAATACGAAATACCTCAGCACTCATACTCGTCATCCTCTCCCAAGCCGTTGTATTTCTTCATGGCAACAATGGCCTTCTCGTACATCTCCTCGGAGTGCTTTGCATTCTGGAGTGTCTCAGTCTTTGCCCTCAGCAGCTTGTTTTCCTCTTCCAGCTTTGTTTTCTCCAACTCGTTCTTAGAGGTCGCCAGCTTCAGAAAATGGGTCGTCTCAGCGCTGGATGCCGTACCTTCCAGCAGTCGTTTCTCAACCAGTTTCATCGCCAGGTTGATCATATAGTTTTCTTGTGCTTCCGGGGTTCTTGCAGGCCGCGAAGTTGCAGCCGACATTTCGCCCGGAGCAGACTTCTTAGGTTTCATTGCAATAACCTCGTTTCACATTCTTATTTTGCTTTTGCAAGGGTTCATGGGAGTCGCAGTAGTACCAGTTAAGCCTGTCTCATTTGAAAGGAGAAGAAAAAGCAGATCATGCCCAATGGAGGTTGAACATCACGAAAGCCCTGAACCCAAACATATAGGAGGATACTACTCCCATGAGCCCTTGCAAAAACCGCCGAAGTCCCGGTCTACACCCCAGAACCTCGGCAATTTCCCATATGACTGTAAATCTTAACACCTGCTGTGGATACAGGCATCGAGAGTTTACACAAATATAATCGGCAGCTTTCGCTGTCGGAGCCTTAAAGCTCAAATATCAATTTTCCCTCCGGGGAAATATCACAGACCGGCGCGATTTGAGAGGGGGTGCCGATTTTGAGACCCCCTCCCTATGGTTTACGCAGTTTGGCCTAGCGTATCTTCATCAGATACATTGATTTTGAGCTTTTTGTAAATGTTTATTGGATCAGCAGCAACAATCTTGTCGATTGCTTTCTCAATTTCATAGGCATTTTCGTTGTCCGTGAACTGAGAGGAGGTCTCGGCGATCCTCATAAGCAAACCAGAAGAGTTGTAGCCATGATCAACGTCATATTGGTACCACTTTTCAAACTCCTCATACGGACTGTACGGGTTGTCAAAGGTGGTAAGAAAGCATCGAACCATAATTCAAAGCCTCTTTCTTGATGGATTGTTACTTATTGAGTGCACTATAAACAGTAGATTCAGGAACGCCACAAGCCTTTGCGATTTCGGCATAAGAATAACCGCTTCGCAGCATTGCACTTGCTTTGGACATCTTTGCAGAAGTCATAACAGTTGCATTCTTTGGCATTGCACGCTTCACAATTTCATCAGAATCAGACGAATTAAGGAATTTCGTCAGCATGTTGTCTGAAATTGCACCAGCTTGAACAGCTTCCCATTCCTTATCCGTGAAGGTGACCTTGGATCTGCGTCCGCTTGCACCAACTGAATCACGAGCACGCTGCATCTCGACAGAAGAGATCTTCTTGATTACCTTCTTATCTTCCGAAATGTTGGGATCAAGCCCCTGTTCCTGAATCTTCGCCTTAATATTCGCGTTCGCAATCAGCATTGCTTTGCGCTCTTTAGGCTTGTTAGCGATCATGTTGTTATACTTTTCTTTCAGAGAAGCAACCTCAGGCGCATAGGTCTTGGCGGCAGAAGGACTGTATTCAAGTCCCTTCATATTTACCGCCTCTTTGCGCGCCTGATTGGCCATGGCCTTCAGCTTATTAGAGAAGTCCGCATATAGGTTCTCTTGAACAGTGCCAGAAGACAGAGTTCGAGCATCTTTCGTTTCGGAAATCAGGCTGACAGTATCCTCCGCTAGACGCTTCTTGCCGCTTTTGGGGTCAGTGAATGTCCGTCCGCTCTCCTTGTAAATATACTCACCGGTCTCCTTGTCTATGCGGACACTGCCACGACGCTCCGGCACTCGTACTGTCTGCTTACGCCGGGACAGCAGCGTGGATGCACCACCATACTTAGTGTTTCCTTCTTCGTCAACACGAATCTGCCACTTCTGCTTCAGCTCGGGGATACCATTCTCTCGCTCAGAGCGCTTATAGTCCAGCTTATGCTTTTCCGCATCGATAACGACCATGGAGTGCTTAACCGCACGTGCAAGCTCGTCCTCATCAGCACCTCGCAATGTCATATCAGTGATGAGGTTGGAGATCACGCCCATTTCGCGCTGCTTCTCCTCTTTCTTCATCAGCCTGACATTGTTCGGATTGCCTTCAGGAACTGCATAAGCGGTCTTGGGATCGAATCCTTCCAATGCTTTCAGCGCACGAGTAGACTTAATGTTGACTTTGTCAGTAACAGGGATTACCATGACCGTGTCGCCATCGAAGTCAGCGCCCGAAAGCCGTTCCGCAACCTTTGCATTGATGCCGATAGCATCCTGAATTGCACCGAGATTCCGTTTGCCGCTGACATTCTTGTTGTTGACAGTCACGATGGGAATCTCAAAGGTACCTGCATGAGGGTAACGGATCAGTGCAAGCCTGGTGCCATTCTCATAGGTGGGGCAATAAGCCTCTGTCTCCTTGATCTTATTGATCGGCAGTATAACCTTTGTGGACTGGCCCGGGAAAGCAGATGCCTTCAGGGTCATGGATGTTCCTTCAACCGTATCGGCAAAATCGTTGAGCAGCTTCTTTTTGACCGTAGGATTATCGTACCGCATGATTTCATCATATTGGGCTTTGTAATCCGCGACGGTAAGGTTGAGCTGGTTCTCGATCAGCTTCTTGGGCTGCTTGGAAAGGAACTGAGAAGAGACGTTCCGGGACATCGTATCCCAGTCGCCCTCCTCTTTCAGCTTGTTGATCGGTGAGAGGTGCTCTTTTCCGTCATCGCCGATGTACATGCTCTGGCCGTTGGCCTTGATGGCCGCGCCAAACGGGTTGTCAGGATCAGCTTTTGCTTCCTTGAGAACCTTCATCTTGGGCGTACCGGAAGGCTTATTGGTGTTAAACATCACGTCCACACCATCCGGCAGATCATCCGAATAGACAGCCATGCCCTTCAGATAATGGTCACCGTCAACGAGGATACGAACCTGTGCATAGTGGCTTTTTCCGAGGTCAAGGTCAGGAACCCCGCGGCGAATCTCCATAACACCGTCTTTATCCAGACCGCCTTCATCACCATATCGAATAGCGACACGACTGGAATCCAGACTAGACGGACGCTGAAGTTTTGTAAAGGTCTCTCCGCCATCATCAGAATGATAGTCTCCAAGAGAATCAATCTGATCCTGATGCTGATAAGCATATTTCTGATCAAATTCAGGCTTCGCAAGAACTGTAATGTTCGTTTGCTGGCGAGGATTGGTAGGCTGCTTGATGCCCACACCGTAGCGCTTATAGCCATATTCGGCCTCTAACTTGTATGCGGCCTCATCCAACTCCGTTTGAGTTATTCCTAAAACAGAATTTGCTCCTTCAGAAATGTCAATTATACCTTTTTTATCGACTTCAGCCTTCAATGTATTTGCGATATTTACAGCATGTTGTTCTTTTTTACTAATGTTGCCATTATATTTAGAGCGAACACTAGATTCGCTCATCCCTAGTTTATCACCAATTTCTTTCCATCCAAGACCATCTTCTTTTAGAGCACGAATCTTGTCGTACTCCAATGCTTGGCGTTCATGTGTAGCCGTCCGCTGAGCTACTCTAAACTCTGTAAGCCCCATTTTATATTCATCGGGAAGAGAATTATTGATAGTTTCCAGAATATCTTTTTCAGAGAGGCCTTTCTTTTTTAATTCTTTCACCCGGGACAAAAAATCACCAGAATGCTGATACGGATTATCACCAGAGCCCCAGGGATAACGCCCGGAATGGCGTTTCGTACCGTAATGCTCCAGAATATTACTTTCAGAGGTAATGCCAAAATAAGAACGAAGGTCTTTTTCAATCGGGTTCATGCTGCCACTCCTAACAAAATATCAGTGATAATCGGATCAAACTCTTTGATTTTAGCAATGATCGGATTGATTTCATCTTCAGTAGGATTCTCGATCCAGATTTCATCGTTCTGGTAGATACGGGTTTCTATCCGAATATCTTTCGGGTCGTATCCGTACTCCAGACAGAAAAGAGCGGCATAAATATAGAGCTGCTCCATGTGTGCAGGAACAGCTCCAGTTTTGAGATCGTGAATGCGAAGGAAACCGTCGTTGAATGTAATTGCATCTGCGGTTCCGAAGCAGTTGTCGCTATAATAGAGGACTTGTTCAGTATCCATGCGGAAGCCAATGGCATCATTCACATAGGTATTTAATGTCTTTTTGCTCTTTGGCAACTTTTGCTTAAGAGCAATGCACTCAGCTGCAAACGCGTGCAGGCGGGTTCCTCGTTCTTTCGCCTGATAATTAAGAACGGCATTGGTCAGCCTATCTGCATCATAGTTTAACCAATGATAGTTACTTGCTCCGAGGAGGGCATGTTTCCCCGTGAGCCTCGAATGATCTCGCCAGTTCATTAAGAACTTCCTCCTTGTTTTCAGGATAGATAAAGGAAGCAAAACTCATCTCGTCCATTTGCCGAACATAATAGTCCTGATTTGGACGATGAGATGCAGTCGCTGACTTCTTGCCTTCCAGTGCGCCCCAGGTTTTACCATAAAGAACTAAGAGATCGGGAATACCCTGAATCTCCGTAGGATCTAAATGGACAACCTTACAGCCTGGAAAGCGTTCTTTCAGTTCCTTTACCAATCCTGTCTTGAATTTATTTTCGAGCATGATACAACCTCCAAAAATAAGAGGAATAGCACGTCTTGAGACACATTCTATTCCTCCCATAAAAGGGGATGTTTTTCTCGCGTGAGTTTTTAGGAAATAATGTGAATTTTTAGGAATTTTTGAGAAAACAGAGCAAAAGAAAAAGCCCCTGCGTTTTTCGCGCAAGGGCTTTTAAAAATTTACAACTTATCCACTTTTTCAAGCTGTCGATAAGCTTGCATAATGTGCCGTATTGTCTCGTTTGAAATTCCGCTCCAAGTCATAGCCTGATTCATCAATTGCAATGTGTTCTTGCGCCCACTAGATTTACCGCGCGCATATTCCATATTGCCCATTGTAGACATTACAACCTGAAGTGTTCTTTCTTCCATTTCAATTTTTCTCATGGTGCAATCTCCTTTGTTGAATTGGTGGAATTTCTTCCATAATAGAGATTGCTTTTTTTCGCGTCATTAAAGATGCTTATAGATTTCGTACAATTCTTCTGGTCCACAGCACATCTGAAGTGCTTCATATTTTCTTTCGCCATAGTCATCTTGTATCGTTCCATCATCGCAGTCGTAATTATAATCATCTGGACCAAAGGAACGGTAAAGCTCATCATACGAATACTCTGCTCCGCATTTTGAGCAACGCCAATGCTCTCGTCCATTTTTGCCAAGTATTCGTCCACATTCGCACACGGGTCTTTTTATATGAAGTTCTACATATTTATTTGCGTAACAAGATATATGCCGACCTTTACGATCTTCAGTCCACCATTCTTCAAAACCATACTCATTAACGAAATCCATATTTTACACCTCATAACCGTCAGCGATAATGCAACCATACGCTGCATCTTTATCATACACTATCCGACGAGATTTTACAAGGCAAAAATCTATGGCCCGCGCGGCCAAATCGAGCTAAAAACTCGCTGTGGCCAAAAGCCCATTTTTTATCTCCTATTACTATATATAAATTTTCAATTTTTTAAGTAACTTAAAGAAAAAAGTGGGTTTTTGGCCACGAAATTTACACTTTTTGATGTTTTCTCGAAAAGTTCACAAAAATTACGAAAAATAAAATGGGCAGAACCGGGCATCATCGGTCAAGTATTTTCAAAAATAAAAAGGCCGTGAAATTTTATCTTAACCGAAAAATTTCAAAATTATGCCGGCTATAACCGGAATCGCAATCATCAGACCAATATAAACCGGCATCATTCTCCGATTTTTCTCAGCCTCTTCTCGCTCTTGCTCCTGTTTCTTTTCGTGAAGCTCCATGCCTTTCATGGCAATATCTTTGAACGCATCCACTCTCCGAACTTTTGCTTCATCCACAAACCGGTGCGTCTCCTGATAGTCATCGAGCCGAACCTTCGTCCCGCAGAACTCACAGAACATGAAATCTCGGTTGCCATCCTTCACCGTAAGATCCGCACCACAGCCAGGGCATTTTACCGTCCGTGCCATAAAAGCACCTCCTATTCGTCATGTATTTAGGATATCATGTGCTCTGCCCATAGTCAAGTAAATCAGGGTGGTCTCACCCAAATAACATTTTTATCCAGTTTCATACCTTAATCCTCAATCTCAAACATCACATTCTCCGGCGAGATGATCGTATTGCACTTCTTACCTTTGAACCGAAACCTCACAAACTGGTTCATCAAACCGGAAATTTTCTCAACCAGTCCGTATTCACCACTAAAATTAGCCACGATCTTAGCCCATACTCTCCCCTGCTTGGCCAGTTCGTTAAATTCACCCGCGGTCATTACCCACACTCACCTCCGTCATCAAGCTTCTCCCCGCCGCATACAAGAATTTCTTCAGCGACAGCACCTTAATATCGTACGTACTCTTCAAATTCTCCAGCTCAACATTAACCCCACCAGAGCGATACTCAGCCATATCCAATGCATACCGCATCCGGCGATCCGCAACACCAGGGCTACAATTGAACTTATCTGCCAGTGATGCCTCGATATCCCGCATGGACATAAATCGGTGCGAGTTCAAGTCATCGACGACCATCTCCACAGCCTCGCCCATCAGCTCCCCACCAAAGGTCAGCATGGGAACCTTCAACTTAGCGAGAAAATCATATGTTCTTTGCTGCATTTCTTATCACCACATCCTTTCCCACTCAGGTTTTCATAATAGCATTTGCTGCATGAACCAGATATGTGGTACCGTCAATCGTGATTTGCAACAGTTCGTCTCCATAATCAGTCCAGCTATCTACCTTACCCTCGATGATTGCCCCGTCGGATAGCTTGATCTGCGCCCATGTATAAGTGAACGTCTTATTGAGCACCTTATAGTTGCCGCAGCTACACAGAACCACACAGCCAACAAGCATCATCAGACATGCAACGACGCAAATAATACGATTTTTCATAGTCAATCACCTCAACCAAATATCATGTAAATCAAAAGCAAGAACCATCCTGTATATCTGATGATTCTCTGTTTTTCTTCGCCGATGCTCTCAGCAAAAGACATTCCAATTGCGATAGCTTGTAAAATAATGCTTGCGAACAGCACAATTCGCATCACTTCACCATGCTTCCCTTCCGTGTCTGGTCATCCGCAGGCCAGTACGTGTAGATATCATCGAACACCACCGGGATCTTCTTCTGAAGCTCCATCAACAACGGGCACATGAGCTCCCGCATCTGAGGATGGGCCGCCACAGGAGTACGCAGCTTGAAGATGTTGCGCCACTCACGGTAGTTGGCCGTCACCACGATCTCGGTCTTCAGGCACAGCGGCAGTACGCAGCGAGCCTGCTCGGGACGCATGCCGTTTGCGATCATCAGCTTGTAGTCCTTTTCGGCATAGGTCATAGCTTCCAAGAACGAGCTTTTGATCGTAACCTCGCTATCGTTCAGTTCGCAATACTGCTCACCACGGATATAGGACGGCCAGATGAATGTAAGCTCATTGCCAAACTTCTCCTTCGAGTAGTTGCAGTACCGTGTGCTCTCCTGCGCAAACGAAGCAATGCGATGCCGCACCAGCTCGTTCGCCACACCACGGTCACATGTGAACAGCACGCTCAGCTGAGAATGCTCCAGCATAGCCTCATGCCCCTGCTTCACCAGAAAGCCCACCAGTTTCTTTGCCGACTCACCATCCGGCGTGATCTTGTCCTCGCTCTTGTAGCAGACCCGGGCCACCCGCTCGATCTGCTGGAGCTCCTTAATGCCTCCCTCAGAAATATCAGTGAGGATTTCGTACTTAGGTTCAACGATTTTCATAATTAAATCTCCTTTTCATCAATGAATCAATGATTTCAAGCTGCCGCAGGCTCTTTCCATTACCTCTTTGGGCCACCATGCTGATGCCAATATCCTCGATTGGGATAATGTATCCGAGATGAGCCAGTTGCTTATGGTCGCAAGTTTCCACCTTCGGACACTTCTGGCATTTAGGTGCAAGTATCGTAAGTGCTCCGAAGTCGTTGTTCATATTGTCCACTCCGATATCATTTTGCACTCCCAATCCCCACAGATATCACCCGAAGCATGTTTCTTTGCAAACGCCAAGCCTTTCTTGATAGCCTCCTGCTTATTTTCTGCCTTGATCATGAACCCCTGATGCCCGCCACCATTGTCCGTGCACTCAAACCAAAATGTGTACTGCTTCATATAAAATCCTCCAAAATCGAGTTAAGCAGAATCTCCAGCACCCGGTTTATGCCCGCCACCACTCGATATGGCCACGGTTCTTTCGGTGCCACACGGGCAGGGTTATTAGACTTTCTAAGCGCACCATAAAGCCACCTGTCGAACTGCCCAAGTGAAATATCATTCTCCATGCACCATTCACGAGCATCTGCGTAGCTAATGTCACCATTCATGCAAAGCTCGACCACATCACGCAATGTAGCGTTCGGCTTGATCAGGGTATCTTTTTGAAGCTCGTAATCCTCAAAATACAAGTCCTCGCGTGACCCGTCAGCCCTGTGAATAACTTGCGCAAAGGGTTTGCCATCCGCATAAAGCGTCGTAATATCCTCATCACTGTCGATTCGAGGACAGTCGTACCTCCATATGGCCTCAACAACATCTTCATAGTCAATCATATCGCACCTCACAGCAGAATCCGGAACAAAATGAACCAGATCACCTTCAGCGTGAACGCAATAATGATCAGCCATGCACAAATAACCAGCGTTGCCGCCAGAATATGACCCAGCATATGGCCGATCTTCTCCCAAACATCATTCATCCTTATCAACCCTTTCAAGACCTGTAAAATATCCAATGCCAATATGACCACCATCGCAATAATGAATTGGGCGGAACGCCATCAGACCGGCCAGATTGTTCTTCGCATCTTCGAGATTACAATAGGGATGCCCATCGTTAAATTCCCTCTCGCAAAATCGGCACTTGTAAGTCGGATAATAAAACGGCTTCACCCCACACACCTCCTCGCCGCATCCAGACGGCTCTCCGCAGCGTTCAGCTCGAAGATAGCAGTCGTGATAAACTCCGGATCGCAGTTCTCAAAGTGGTTCCGGGCCACCTCAAGATCCTGCATGGCATCTTTCAGTGTGTTGACTGTCGAAACCATCGGCTCTGTCCAGAGTATCTTTTTGACGAAATCAACGATTTTTCGCAGCATTTCTACACCTCCACATCTTTGTAACCTGACGAGCCGTGAGCCAGCCCTCAACATCATCAAGGCCAAGTGCCTGCCTACCCATCACCTCGATAAGCCCCTGCTCAAAGCCATAGGAACCCCAACCCCAAATGCCATCCCAGATACGATTTCCAGCAGCATCATATGCAGTGATTTGCTCACCACCATCGTGTCGTCCGCCCGGGAGATACTCCGGACAGTCCGGTCTGTCCATCTCTGGCCAGCGACGTTCATAAGTATGCGGAACCTTAGCGTGCTTCAGCAGAATATCCAGCTTCTGCATCTCGGTCATGTGATTCCAAACCCGGAGTTTCCAGGTTTTCTTAGACATGTTTCTCATTTCTGCATTTCCTTTCGTCAGCCTCCATGGTCTTTGCAATTTTATGCTGAATATAAAGCACGCAGCCAGCCTGACTATCACACCCGAATGAAACCAATAGTCCAGCAATAGCATTCAAAGAGTTCAAATCCTCTTCAGCAAATATCATTCAGCGTTCCTCCTGATACTCTACGATTTTGGTCACTTCGCCATGAACCCGGCGTAAGAAACCACACATATCCAAGTAACCGCATTCCACCAATGCCTCAGCGATATGGTCCAAAATATCCATGTCGGTTCTTGTGAGATTAACCTGAGGAATAACTTCAATGTTCTCCTCTGTGATAAATGGAGTAAAGTCTCCACAATGGCAACATTTGATGTTCATACGTTGCATACAAGCATCTCCTTCAATGATAAAAATAAAGAGCCGCAGATTTCTCCACGGCTCCATAATGAAGTCAGTCCAATACCCTCATATCATCGAGAATATCACTCAGTCTTTCACCATTTTTCTTTCTCTTATCGATTTCCAGCCATTCTTCGTTCGTCAGTTCCCGACGCAATTTCCAGTAATGTCCCAAACTTCTGTCGTAGCAGTACAAATCCTTCAGATTCTGCTCCTTGGCCAGTGCCGCGTGCTTCGACAGCATTTTTGCTCCTGCTGCAATTCCGCCCACAATAACCGGACCATAAGTAATAATCTGCTCTTTGTGCTCATAACACCAAGTCTGTGCTTTTACCTTTTTGTCCTGGAACCACTCCCGAATTTGAGCTTTCTTTCGTGCTCTTTCGAGTTCTTCCATAGTGTAAACCTTTGCCATAAATATTTCTCCTTTATAGTCAGTATTTGGATTTCTCCATAAAGGAGTCTGTTATTTTCGCGTCTTCTCCTCAAACTTCAGAGGCTTGACCGTACCCTCCCGCGCACACTCCGTCAGGCACTCGTTGCAGGGTTCATCCGTCTCCAGCACCTTGAAGCTCTTGCACTTCGGGCAGTAGGTTGCATAGTCCACTTCGCGCATCCAGTCATTCATCAGGTTTCACCTCCGAAATAAAAGTGTCCTTTCCGCAGCGAGGGCATCGTGCCAGAACCTCACCGTTATGGATTGTGCACTCCTTCATACTGTTCCAGTTAGATGTAGGAATCCCAAAATGAGCATTACAGCCACCACATTTAACGGCAATGAGCTTTTCGTCAGGATCTGCATATCCGTCAAGGTCGCCGATATATCTGTGCACCTCATCTGCTTTACAAAATGGGCATCTCAAAAATTTCTTATAGACAGAAACTCCGTCCGCATTATATGACCACACCTCAGGGGCAACAGGATGGCGTTTATTGCAATTGGTACACTCAACCGATATCCAGGGACGTTTTTTCTCAGCCTTCTCCTGCTTAACGGAGAACCTATCATCCAACTCCGGATGGGTCATGCGCTGGTTAAGAGCCCACAGCAGGTTCCAACAGGCAGCTCGCAGGTGGTCCTCGTCGTCCATTCCGACCATGTATTTTGCAAGGTGCCGAGAAGCGCTGTCCAGCAGCGAATGCAGCGGAATACCCTTGTCTACGTTGTGCTCACCGTACTTCAAGGCACCTTCCTCACAGTGCTTACTGACTTCCATGATGCCGTACCAAGGCAGAAGGTCCATCCGCCCCTTCCCTGCGTGCATATCACGCTTTGCGCCAGTTTCAAATTCGGTGCTATCTCCAGAATCTTTAATCATCAACAAAACCTCCTGATTCTTCCTTGCATAACTTTATTGGGAATATCCAGCCATCGGATTTTGCACTTGTCCTTGTAGTCAGGACGCAGTTTTTTCAGAACCGCCTTCGAAAACTGTTCCTCAATATCTCCAAATAAATCCGTAGCACATGCAAAAAATTTCTCACATGCTTCGGCGAGAGCATTAAAAGCTTCAAATATTGTTTCAAAGCCAACGGTCACAGCTCTCGCCAGGTCGCAAATATCATTCTCCATAAAATTTCCTCTCATTAAACGCTTTCTTCGAGTTCAGGGCTCTCGAAATTGCCAGATCAATACCACTCCTACTCTTCAGATGGTAGTAGTACAGATCCTTGTAAGGTGTATTAAGCCGGTCGATACGCCCCGAGGCCTGCTCCATGATCTTATAGGAGTAGTTCTGGCTGTAAAATATAATGGTGTCCGTCTTGATGCAGTTCCAGCCTTCAGCACCGGCATTGTACTGCACCAGATACACCCACTTGTCGCCTTCAGGAAGCGGCTGATGCTTGTGCCCGTTCCATTGTGCAACTTCGGTGTCCTTGCCATAGTCCAGACCCATCAGAATATCAAGCTCATAATCGAAATTATAGAAGATGATGACCCTGGGTCTGCCTTTACAAATATCCAGCACTTTTTCTTGTCGGCTTGCATCAGCGTTCACCAACTTCCGCAGCAGATAGCAGAACTCGCTGGCGGTCTCGATTGGCTTGTTCTCCCAGAGATTCCACCGGTTCTTGCAGATCGACAGATACTTCACCTTGTCGTAATCCACAAATACATTCTCATGGTGCGAGACAGTCGGCCGCTCGAAGTCCATGTCAACCAGAATCCGTTCCCGCAGCCGTACCAAGCGCTGGGTATTCAGATACCGATCGATCTTCGGGTACTTCGTGCAGAATTGGCTGTATACCACATGCTGGTTGTTGAAGTCCGTTCTGTTTCGGTAGAACCCATTGGCGATGAACACCGGGATATAATCCGTCCAGCAGTCCCCGGGGGTGGCGCTGAGCAGAATCCATTCGTTATTTTGTGTAATTTTGTAGAAAGATTTCACCCATGCGCCCTTTCCAACGACTCGCTGCTCGTCAAATATAAAGAACGCGTTCTTTACGCCAACATACTTTCCAATATTGTTCCAGGAATCCACAACGACCTTGTGCTCGTAAATATCATGCTCTGGATCTGTAGACATATAGAAATGGGCCAGTTCTTCATCCCACTCTCCGGTGTCCCGTTTCCGGGCAGTCGTGATGATGTAAAGATCCGGGGGCTCTGTCATACGTACATAATTCTCCGTGTTCACCTCCCCATCGTAAAGTTTGTAGTAGAACGCCAAACTCGTTCTCGATTTTCCGCTTCCTACGCCTCCGCATAAGATGCAGCCGATTTTCATACGGTTGATCGCATCCAATTGATAGTCGTAGAGCGTTACACCTGCCATCAGGTCGCTCACCTCATTTCCAACGTCACATAAATGTCACTTTTCTTGCAGTGATTCTCGTAGGCCAGAAGCGAGATCGTCGCCTCTTCCTCATCTTCGCCCTCCCCTCTGACGGTATAAGCAAAGAGCTCTTTCCGGTGCTTCCTGAACACCTTCCAGAGCTCTTTTTTCTTAGTAAAGTCCGTGCTTTTTGCAGTAGGACGCATATTGCAAGCCCTCCTTGTCTGCTTCGCGCATGATTTCTGACAGTGTGAGCTTTTTAGGCTTTTCTTCCGTCTTTGACATGTTACGCGGTACGGTGTTTCGACATTTCTCGCAGTACAATCTTTTTGACGGAACCTGATACATCATAACGCCGCATTTTTTGCAAGCCTTATCTACTCTGCGAAGTCCGCCCATAAATATCACGCCTCCTCAAAATGACAGAAGTCCGTGTAATAAACCAGGCCGTAATCCAGCGGATGGTTGTTCCAGTCGTAGTTCTGCTCGTAATCAGCAACCTCGTCACGCTCACCGAGTTCGCGGCAAATATCATCGTTATGTTCGTAGAACCACTCCAGCGGAAGGTTGAACTTGTCGCATAGTTCCGGTATATCAAAGGACCAGCTGCCGTAGTTGGTATTCTGCGTCCCCTCCGAAACCATGTAATCGACGATCTCTTTTACTGTTACTCTGCTCATACTCCTTACTCCTTTTTTCGTTCAAAATATCAGGCTCTCCGGCCCGGTTGCGAGTCATGCGGGAATCGAACCCACCGTACAGCCCATGCTAATGACTCAAATAAAAGAGCCCCAGATTTCTCCAGGGTTCTCATGTGCTTATTCTTCAGGTGTACAATAATCAACGTCGAGATGCGCTTTACCTTCGCTATCCGTGTAGGTGACGAACTTTCTCGGCTGATGGAACACCTTCTCGTACTTCTCGACGAATTCCGGCAAAAGCTCACCGAAATCATCCTCCGTGAGGCCTACAATCAGGAATGTTCCAACGATAATATCAATGGGGATACCATAAGGGCCGTCGAGCGTCCGGTTGAGTTTCTCCATGCAATCATCATACAGCTTTCCTTCTTCGTTGCAAATCAATGCCACCTCATCGTCCCACGGGTAAATAGCCTGAATCGGGCCTTCCACCTCTTTCTGGAGCGATTCCAGAGAACAGTCAATGTCGATCACTTCAGGGTAATGCTTTGGGCGAACCCTCAGAACTTTCATACTGTCAACCTCCCAAATTGCACATCAAAAATATAAATCGAGCTGTTTCCTTAGAGCCGCCATTTGCGACGTGGGCACTCACCGACTGGGCATTCGACCAGGGACTGACCCCGGCACTCGAAAAATATCAATGATCAATAATAGCTGTTGTACTTCCGGTTGGCTTTTGCACGAGCCGCCGTAACATCAGGGGCTACAAAACCCAAGTTGATCACATAGCTCGGGATGTTGTACGAACGCGCAACCAGGTTTTCGACCGCACAGCCGCGGAACCCCTTCTCCTCATCGTAGATCCCGATAAAGTAGTCTGCATCCGCCATCTTCTTGATGCTCTCACCGAGGTGCCAGACTGCCTGATTCGCATCAGCCGGAGGATCATCAGAAATATAAGTCTGGATCACCTCCAGCTCCTCGCCAAACACAGCCTCAGCAATATGGTGCATCTGCTCCATGGTTGCCCGGATCTGTGCTTCAGTGCGGCCTTTCATCGGTGCGCTGATAAACAGTTTCTTCATGTGCTTCACCTCAGAACGGAATTTCGGTGTGGTCGCTCGGCTCTGCCATGTCTGCTTCAGGAGCTGCAAACCGGGCATAGCGCTCTGCATACGGATCAGCATCCGCATCCTGCTCCACATACATCACATCCGCATACAGGCTGTACTCGCCGGGTGTGTTCCGCTTCTCGACAAGGTTTGCCTGGAGACAGACGTTCTTGACCCGGATAAAGTCCAGCTGGCTGATCGTGTCCGTGTTGCAGAGCAGGCGCTTGCCGGAAGTGGTGACCCAGTAGATATGCGGGGGCCACTTGGAATCCATGTTGATCGTCACCGGCACGAAGTAGGTCGGAACGAACGGCTCGTCGTAGGTGCGCTCAGGATTCGGGTTGGTCTGACGAACCTTCACGCCGAGATCCATGAGGTGATTCACCAGATCCATAGTGGGAATGACCACGTTGACGCGGCGCTTGTCCGAGCCAAAGCGATCACGGCTGGGATCACCACTGAAGTTGGTAGTAAAGATGAAACGGGTATCGTCAATATTGACTTTCTGGCGCTTGGTGTACATAAATATCAGTCTCCTTTTTACTTGTTGAATTCATTTTCCAGAATTTTCAGATCTGCCACGAGTGCTGTCAGGTGGAGAAGTGTATCAGACTGATTGTTGCTCATGGCCGCGCTGAGGAACTTCTCAAAATCCTTATTTGCCTCAGAACTGTACTTTTTCAGCACATCCAGATCGACAGCTTTTCCGGCAGTGGGCTTCCCGGGATACTTCTTCCCACTCTTCTCGACCCAGCTCTGGATCTCCTTGTAATAGCTGCCCTTGTTACCGCCGCAACGCTTTGCGATCGCCATGGCCAGCCCCTTCTCCGGGTCGAAAACATCCTTCTCGCTGCACTTCACAACGGTCTTGGAACCATCCGACCAGTAAACGATCGTGGCCGGAGGAGCAAAAATAACGTTCTTAATGGATGCTGTGCTCATAGCAGCTCTTGCCTCCTTTTCGTATGTCCTGTTGTACATCGCCTGCGCCTGAGCAGCATAGCGGGCGTTATCGAGTGCATCCTGGTGATAACGCCCATTCTTTTTGATATAGGCATTACGGGCAGAATCCCAATAAATGTCATAAGACTTAAACTGGAACGTATGACCTGTGTCCAGTGTAATCATCGTCTCCCCATCCACCGTTCTAACAACATCGGTAATGTTACCAATCACACGTTTGTTACTGTCACAAAGTTTGTTTGTCATAAAATATCACCTCACGTCAAAATTTCTTGCTGCTTCTTCCTGCGCATCGCTCCATGGAAGATCCGGTGCTGTCCAGGGAGCAACGCCATCGTCACCAACGAACCAGTTGAAGTCGCCGTACTTGGAGATCTCCTCAACTGCCTCATCGACTTCCCGGTTGAAATATCTTTTGTCGATATCCTCCTGCATCTGGAGCTGATAGACCGCCTCGCTTTCCAGCCAGCGGTAATCCTTTGCTCCGGTCACAGAAGCATATTTCCGTTCACCAGTATCCGTCAGGCCCGCTTCCCGCAGCAGCAGAGCGCCGCCCTTTCCCGGCATGATCGGGCAGAACTGTCCCACGCGTCCCACAAAAATATAATTGTGTTCACCTTCAGGCAGGTCCTCATTCTTGTCGAGATAGATAGCGCCCTTGGAAACGGTCTTTGTCTCGCAGAGGTCAGTGAACTCGATCTTCTCCTTAGAGAACAGGGTCTTGAACACATACGGCACCTGGAACTGTGTGCCCGTCGCCGTCCATTCGCCGCCTTCGTCCTTGCAGTCGCCCGGGATATAACCGTAAAGCGCCTCACAGCGGTCCGCAGTCATGTATTTTGCAATATAAACGGCATTGTTCACCAGACACATCCGCTCATAGGTCGCCTCATGCTCGAACGTGTAGCCGTACTTCTTCGCAAAATCCATGCAGTACGCAATGATTTCCGGGGTCGCATCGGGGATCTTGATCGAATCCGTTTTGATATGCGCGACCTTAAAGCCGCGCTGCTGCACTTCATCCTGCAAAGTGCGCATAAATAAAGCCCCTCGAAGCGCCACAATGTTGTTGGCGTTCTTAGGGTTGCGGAACGGGTTGTCGAAGCTTGCACTGGTCAACCCGTAAACCGAGTTGATGGCGATCTTCAACGCCTGCGCCAAAGCCTTTGCCTGCTGCGGATCATCGAGGTACTTTGCCAGTTTGCCACCAAAGAGCCCCTTTGCCTTCTCGTACTCGCCGTGCTTGACGTAGATTCGTACATCCATCAGGTCGTTGAAATGCTTGGTGTACTCGCCAAAGTAGTTCATGGCAACAGCCGAATGCGGATGCAGTGACGCAACGTCCAGCAGAGCTACGTTCGTGTACATTCCGGGCTCAGCGTAGACATAACCACCCATGCCCAGGTCTGTACCCCGGAACATGTTGTGGTACTTGCCATCCTCGCCCTTGGCCCACTCGTAACCGGGAAAGGCATTGATGATGTTGCAGTCCGTCAAAATATCAGGCTCGACTTCCACGATTGCATCGGATTTTCCCGTAGCAAGGTCGGTGTAGACCAGCCGGGGGTGCTTTTCCTTGCCGAAAATAATGCGTGTTGTCAGCGAGTTTGTCGTGTCGTTCACCGTCATGCCGGCAAGGTCTGCCAGGATCTCACGTGCCACAAAGTCTGCCTGACGCTTTTTCGAGTAGAACAGGGTCTCGGTCGCGATCACGTCATTGTCGCAATACTCGGCCACCTTGTCCCACAGGCTTTTCGGCACCGGCTGATCCCACGGAAGTCCCAGCTCCTGATGGTGGATGCCCAAATCGATTTCAAATTTCTTCAGGCTCTGCTTTTTCGACGAGAAGTCGTAAATATCAGTGTAGGACAAGTTGTACGCCTCACCAAAGAAGCCCGTGTGCTCGTTGATGATCCGGTTAGACAGCGCATAGATCTGCTCCACCGACATCCCGATCATGCGAGCCCAGAGGATATGGTTGTCGGACTTGCGGGTGTTGAAGCCGACCAGCCGATACTTTGTCAGGCTCTCGATCTCCTCCGGCGTAGGATTCACCATGCGGTGCACAGGCTCCTGCTTGGCGAACTTCCAGTTCACGAGCAGCAGATTCGGGAACACCTCCACGTCGAAAAATATCAATGGCGTTTCCTCCCCCGCAGGGGCCTCCCGCTGAATATCATCCTTCGATTTGAAGTGCATCTTCGCCACGATCTTCAGGCAGGTGTCCGCCTGGTTCGTGCTGCTGGCGGCAAAGCCCAGGATCGCATTCCGCATGTCGTCCACGTTGTAAACGACATTGCCCTCGTAGGCTTCGTCCATAATGTGCGCAATAAAGTCAATGCTGGGCTTCGTATAGGGGCTGATCTCTTTGGCAAGGGCTTTCTTGATGAGGATACGCAGGTGCCGCTCATCCTGGATCTGCTTTGTATCAACCATTTTCGTTTCTCCCTTCAGTGGCAGGCCGCTGCTGATGGTCGCAACCGGAATATCATTGCATTTCGACAGTTTTCTCCGCAGAGAGGACTTCCCCGTAAACACCTTGACCTCGATGTTCTCGTCGTAGATCCTGCTCAGCTTCGTTGCATCGCCGGTGTAAATATAATGCAGGTGGATGCCCGCACCAGATTTGCTCAGCTCCGCATAGGTCTGGGGCCATTTGGAGGCAGCTTCCAGGTTGCGCTCGAAGCTCTTTTTTCCATCCGGCCCGGGAATATCAAAGTCGATGACAATGTGATTCTCCGGAACTTTCACGTAGTGCAGTCTCGAAGTATCCAGTTCGGCCAATTTTGACTTGACATTCTCCCATTTTCGCATCGGAATGCCATCGTCTGTCGCATACTGTGCAGGGCAGTCCTTGCAAATATCATTGAAGAGAGAATGCTGCTCCTTGAACTCGATCCATGACGTTTCCGGCTCGGCAGTGGGTTCTTCTGCTTTCACAGGTTCGTCAAGGAACTCTTTGAATTTCTCCGCTTTGAAGCCGCTGTAGTAGCTCCGCACCCGCTCACCATTCACGGTCTCCGCGCGTTCCTTGTACTCCTCGAAGTAGTTCATCAGCTCTTCCCGGAATGCACGGCGCGAGTATGGGTACGCTACCTTTGCCTCGTCATTGTAGGTGTTGTACATCGCCCAGGCCCGCTTCAGGGATACACCGTCTTCCTTCTTGAAAATATAAAAGGAATCCAGCATAAAGTTGTAAAAGTCGTTCGATGCACCCAGCATACGGGTCGGAATATAATCATCGTAGAGATGTTTGTTCTGCTCGTATACCTCCTTGCAGTGCCATGCGATGCCTCCCAGCTCAAAGTCCACCTTCGCTACAAGGTCACGGTACTTTTTTGCAGGGATCTTTTCGCCGGTGGGTTCCACATCGATCAGTCGTCGGATCAGGCCCGATTTTGCATCCGTGATCTTAACGGGCTTGTTGGTGCCCAGAAACATGAAGCACTTGAACTGGCTGGAATACTGGCTGCGGAACTTCTCGTTCACCAGCATGGTCTCGTGGGATACCAGCGAGTTCAGCCGGGTGTTGTCCTCGATGCGGGAAAGGTCACCGTCGTGCTGGATCGCGATCAGCGGGTTCGATTTGAACGCCTCCAGCGCAAACGCATTGGACGATGACCCCAGCACCTTGGAGTCAAACACCGACCAGTACCCGTCGAAAAGCTTCTGGACGATGTTCAGCACGGTCGATTTACCGCTTCCGGGTGGGCCATAGAGCACGAGGAACTTCTGGATCTTGCGGGAATCGCCGTTCACGATCGCGCCAACCGCCCATTCGATCTTCTTTCGCTCCTCGGGAGAATATAAGGTGGTCATCAGCTCGTCGTAGGCGCTGATGTTCCCCTCCTCCAGAAGATACGGCAGCCGCTTCGACGCATAGCTTTCCTTCTTGACCGGGGTATTCGCAAATATCAATGTATCGTCAAGGGTGTGATAGTTGTCCCGCATCTGACGCTGACAGTATTTGTGCCAGTTGTCGATAATCCCGCTCTCCGCGTCCCACATGTGCAGAACACGGTAGCTGTCATTGAAGACCTGCTTGTGTTCCTCCGCGTAAATATCCAGCGCGCGGTCGATCATCTGGAGCGCATCCTGTTCGTCCGTGCTCCAAAGGCCCCGCTCTTCCATCCAGACCGCGTAAAAATCAGAACCCCGGATCATCAGATCTTTCGACTTCTTGATGATGAATTTGGGATAAATTTCGATTGTCCCGCGTTTTCCCGTCCGCGTTGCAATCATCAGGAAATCAATCATTTGTAACTGACTTCCTCCTTTCTCCGAGGTTTTTATACGTCTTTCTCTTGCTGGAGGGTCATCTGGGCCAGCGTTGCCTCTGCCTCGCGGGCACGCTCATCGGCTTCCTTGCGCTGTTTTTCTGCTTCGTTCACCATCTTGCAGGAGACAAAGCCGAACCACAGCAGACCAGCGATGAGAATGTTCTTCCGGATACACTTGCCCTTCATGCGGCGGATGGTGTGATTGGCCACCTCCAGTGCAGCCTTGCTGTTGCTCAGGTCGATCAAAATATCAGTCAGTTCCATTGTCAATTTTCCTCCAGTAATTCGGGTCAGCCAGGATCAGCCGACCAATGTTATTCTCGTCTCGACACGCCGTGATTCGCAGCATCACATGGGAATCGTCGAGTATCTTCTCAACAAATCCTTCCATAGGTATGCAGATTTTTGATTCATACGTCATCAAAACTCATTCTCATTCAACCAGTTCATCAACTGGTACCAAATATCAATGGTACGCATGTCGATGGATGTACGGGTCAGCGTAAAGAGACCGCCAGCCCCGTTCGGCTGGTAGCCCCGATCCATAAACCGGGCCAGGATCGGTTCCGCGCGCTCTTCGCTGAAACGGGTGTCGTCCATGGCAGCCAGACCCAGGCTCACTACCATGCTCCAGAACCACTGCCCCACACGGTTGCCCATGCTGCGGTCTTCCATGATGTGCTCCTCGATGCGAATCGCCAGCGCCACCATCATCTCCAGCATAGAGCAGGGTACGCCCTGAAATACCGCATCGATCTTTCCGTACGGAATATTATTCTCCGATGCAAAGCGGTACCGCAGATTGATACCGTCCGTTGCCCGGCAGACATCCATTTCGCACGCCGGAATATAATCCCGGTTAAAAAGATACATCAGTAAGCGGTGAAAGCTGAGGTTCCGGGGTTCCCATTCGCCGCAGACGATCTTGTAGAGCCAGTCATAATACTGCTCCGTCTCCCTCATAAAGTTCATTCATCCTCCTCATCGTCGTGGTTGCCGGGCCAGTTCTCCCGAACCCGGAGAATCTCGTAGTCCTTGTGGTAGTTGTGGTTGCGGACATGAACAGCGCTCGGTGCGAACTCGCCCATGCGATTCAGCGCCTCGTTGCCGATGATCTTCGGAATATCATCTTCGTCCACGGGCTGATCCTCCGTATCGAACACCAGCTTTCCGTCCGCGTAATAGGTCAGGAAGGAAGTCTCGTAGTCGTCCAGCTCACCAAACTGATCCGGTTCAATGACTTCGATGGCCTCATGCGCCACCACATCTTCCGGGTCAGATTCGGTACGGTACTTCCCGGCCAGCTGTTCAAAGCTCTTCTGGGTCGCCCTTTCTTCGATGGTCTTGTCCATATCGGCTTCCTTCTGCCGCAGATTCTCACGCTCGGCCTCGTACCGTTTGCCGTAATAGGTCTCGTATTTCTTCTCGAAAACGGTGTGCATCACAAGGGCACCTACCCCAAAGCCTGCTGCAAAGAGCAGAATATCACGCACGGTCTTGTTCATTGTCGATGTCTCCTTTGATCGTCATCATGGTAAACGCCAGTCCGCCAAAGAAAAGGGAGACACTCATCAGAATGCCTCCCACCATGTGGCGCTTGCGTTTGGTATCGGTCAGATAGTCCAGAAACAGGAAAGTGCTTTCCAAAGTTTCCATCGTTCCACCTCACTCAGAAAGAACCGCCAGACCAGAGACGAAGCAGACTCCGGCCATGGCAGCAAACAGGTAAGACAGTCTCTTAACGAATCTGGTCATAGCGTATTCCTCCAAAATATCAGTCTCAGATCTTGTCGATGATGGGCCCGTCACAGTTGAACCGCAGCATCACCGAGCGCTCCCCGCCGTTGATAAAGCTGTTCAGTGCCTCGTCGCCCTCGACGTAGTTGGTCACACCAAAATCCACGTGGTTCTGTCGGGTCGGGTCGTTCGGGTCATAGATCCAGCCCACGATCTGCCCTTCCGGGGTCTTCATGGTCACACCGCCGTGCGTGCCGATGCTGCTCAGAACGTCGTTCAGGAACAGGTGCCCCTGGATGCGCAGCCGCTTGTTTGCCGCCTGCTCCATCAGAAACAGGTAGTTGCGGTTCAGCTGGTTGTCAGCCTGCCATGTGTCCACGGTCTCGTCAAAGATGCAGGTATAGGGGCTGGTGTGCTGCATGGCGATGTCCTTGTATTCCTTGATGGTCTCCTCCACGCCCTGCTCGTTGGTGCTCTTGCTCTCGAGCTCCACAGCCTTGATGTTGTGCTCCAGCTCCTCCTGAACACGGCTGCCAAAGCGATCGGATACACGACTCTTGTATTCCTCAAAGGCCTTGTCCAGAGCAATATAAGCCGCAGTCAGGCTCGCATTGCGCTTGGACATAATGTGGTGGGAACCGAACATGCAGCCCAGAGATACCGCACCCAGGGTGACCGCAGGCGCATACACCTTTGCCAGCTTCAGGCCTGTCTGGACGTAGGTGGTCGTAATATCGCTCTTGTAATCCTTCTCGGTGTAGGTCTCGCCCTCGCTCAGCTGGACCGTGCCATCGTCGATCTGCTTCTTGGCCGTGTGGATGCTCTCCACCTGAGCATAGTGCTCGGTCATAATATCCTGTGCCTTGATGGTCGCCTTGCAGGCCAGCACAGTAGCGGTCACACCACCAATGGCAGCGCCAACGATCATAATGGTGGGGCTTGCCTTCTTCAGCTTGTAGCCGCACTTGGATGCAGTACGGGTCATCTTTTCCATGATTTCGGTTTTGTCGATCTTTTTCAGGAACTTCATAAATATCAATCCTTTCTTATTGTTCAGCGCAGCGGTACAGGGCGAGGCAGCATCAGGCGATATCCGCCCGGGATGCCCTTGATGAACGCCCCGTCAAGGTTGTACCAGCCGTAATTGTAATCGGTGCTCTCGTTGGAAACGCCCATCAGATCCCACAGGTCACCCACAGAAACCTGACCGTACTGGCGAATCGCATCATACATCTGGGAAAGCGTGTCGTCTGCATCCCCGCGGAACTCAAAGTCCAGGTTCTGCAAGCTGCGTCCTACGGCCCGGTTCGGATTTCCCTGCCGGTTGCCGGAGCCGCCTTGATAGTAGGTGTCGTAGCTGTTCCGCTGGGTGCGGGAGCCGGAGTAGTTGCTCGAAGAGCCGCGGGAACGGTCCTCGCCAAACAGCGCAATGCTGACCGCAGAGTTGAAAATGCTCCACAGACCGTTCTTCAGCATGGGCAGCAGATAGTCCACCACGATGCGGTTCTTCACGGTCTTGAGGTCCTCGGCCAGGAACTCGTTAGCGATCTTCTGGATATCGTTCTGCTCCTTGAGGGTCACTTTTCCCTTGACGACCTTCTGGAACTTCTTCTGGGGCTCTGCGGCAGGCTGCTGTCCGATGCTGCTCTTTGGCATGTTTACTTGTGCCATGTTGTCATCCTTTCAAAAACAAAAAAAGTAAGAGCCGCAGATTTCTCCACGGCTCTCGCCTTACCTAACATTACTTCTCTTCCGAAGTTTCCTCAACGTCCTCGTCAGGAACGTCCACCTGTGCAGAATCGGCCTCCTCGATCTTCCAGGGCTTCTGCCAGACGATCTTCTTCTTGGTCTTCGGCTTCTCCTCGTCCTTGTTCTGCTTCTTGGCCTTGTGCTTCCGGTACAGTCCGTATCCCACGGCTGCAACCAGACCCACAGCACCAACAGCGAGACCAATGCCCGAGCCGTTGCTCGAAGTTTCCTCGTTATCGATCATCTGAACATTCTCCTCCGGAACGACCTCAACAGAAGTCTCGTTCTCCATAGTAGTTTCGTTCATGTTCATCATTTCGTCCATTTTTGTTACCTCTTTCTTAAATATAAGTTTATAATGTCGGAGTATTACCTCCATAAAGGAAGCTGAATTTTTCGCGCCGGGTCAAATATCAATAGCCCCCCAGCCACTTCGGAGGTGTGTGATACTCCAGCGTCAGGCAGGGCATTCCATCCTCGTCCAGCCGGGACGCATAGAAAATATCAATGTTAAGCCCCGAATCCGTGTCCCAGCCCAGCAGGTCACCGTTGACGCAGTGGTCGATGCCCAGATAGTCGAACAGATCATTCTCGCTCACCCGGAAGTCACTGAGCAGCTGTTTGTTGACCCCATTGACGGCCTTTTCGATCATGGCCTTGGTCGTCCAGAAGTAGGTGTTGGTCAGGCTTTCCCAGCACTTCACCCGCTGGTCGTAGGAAACATCGGTCGCGGCAAGGTTCTTGGCAGGCTGGATGGTTGCCGGTTCGGGGCACTTGGCCATCTTTTCCAGTGCAATGGTCTCCCGGATCTCCTGTTCTTTTTCCGGGCCGATGGCCTCCAGCACCTTGTCCTGATAGGTCTTGAGCGCGCTCTCAGAAAGGGTGCACGCCGCGGCCAGTGCAGCATTCCGCCGCTCGTCCACATGAACTGCACCAATAACGCAGCCCGCAGACAGCACCATGCTCAGCGCAGTCGGCACGTACACCGGGCCCGCCGTCTTGACAATGGTCTTCACGTCCAGCTTTTCCACGCCCAGCTCCTGCTTTTTCTCGTCCAGCAGGATCATGGCCTTAGGGGTCGCGGTCACGGCGAAATAGACCGCCGTAATGCTTCCCGTGATTGCCAGACCCCCAAGGATCTTGGATGCGTTCTTGCCTGCGCTCCTACGCACTGCCTTTGCAAATGTTTTCAGGTTCATCTTCGTACCTCCAAAAATTTATAAAAAAGAAAGAGCCTACGATTTCTCGTAAGCTCTCGCCTTTCAGATATGTCCGTGCTGCTTCAAATTCTCGAAGCGAATTTCTGTTTCACGCTGATCATCGCGCTCCAGTTGGATCTGGTAACGGATATACTCGTACAGTCTGGTCGGCTGCTTCTTCAGATAGCGATACAGCCCTGTAAAGCCGTATCCTACTGAACGTGCAACTGCCTTCAGTACGCGTACCATTGCCTTGTCCATCTTTGCATAATAGTCGTGATCGTACATAAATATCAATCTCCTTTGTTTGTCAGTTTGGATATCTCTTCCATAAGGGAGACTGTATTTTTCGCGTTTACAGGTTCTTTTCCGCAAGCTGACGCTGAACTTCCTCCCGCACCATGTCCTGCATTTCCTCTTCGCTGCGCTGCTCCTCAATCAGGTCGTGGCCAAAGCTCAGGATCGCGCTTGCAGCCATCATGGCCACGGATGCAACTTTCCACCAATTGATCTTCTTCATAAAATATCAGTCTCCTTTGCTCTCAGAACGGTAAATCATTTTTCAGTTTTTCGATTGTGCTTTTTGTAACGCTATCCACTAACCCTTCGTAAGGATCAAAATTCAAATAATCCTCGATCGGCTCTTCAAAGGCAGTGACATAATATACTTCCAGACCGTCATCTGTTTGTTGCTTTGCGTAGCTGAAATCGATCCAACAATTGTCCCACATTTCGCTCATGTAGTCGATGCTCCAACCCCGACCATGCAGTTCTGGAATAAAGTCGAGATTAAGGTATCCGTATACGTCGTTTAGCGCAATATAGCCATTGGCATTGAAGTCACGGTTTGCTTCGTAGAACGCCGTCAGAAGCTCAGCTTCCGTTGCATGAAAATATCTTTTTCCGATAGGGTCATAGCAGAGCAGCTTTTCGGTTGCGGTATTCTTGACTGTCTGATCTTTTTCCGCCATCTCGATGGATTTGGCTGTCTCGAAGATCTCATTTTCCTGTTGATCGCCAATGGTTCGCCGCACCTGCGCCCGGTAGGTCTGATACGTCTTTCCAAGTGCCATGTACGCCGCGGTCAGGCCTGCGATCTGCTTTTTGTTCAGCGCGTTTGAGCCCAGGATGCAGGCAATGGTACCGCCGCCAAGAATCGCAGCCGGAACGTATGCTTTCCAGCACATCTGAACAATTTGTTTCTTTGTCGGAGGCTCTTCTGTCACTCCAAACTCGTTTTCGTTGAATTTTGTCAGCTCCTTGTCAACTTCAAGTATGTGCTGTGCCTTCGCGGTTGCCCGCCCGGTTTCAATGGCCGTCGCCACAACACCTACGGATGCCGCCACCGCCAGAATGGTTCCACCGTGCTTGCGCAGGAATTTCGCGCATGTTTTCGTCAGTTTCATTGTTCAACCTCCCATCACAAAATGATTTAGCCATAGAGAAGCTCGTAAAGTCGATTGGATGCGCTCAGATAGTTTTCGTAAATATCTGCGTCCGCACACATGCTCATGTAGTCCTCCGCGTTTTCCACCTTGGAATAGATCTGCTCAAGGTTTTCTTTGAGCGCCTGAAGTTCGCTCTTCGTTGCCGGGTCCGTGCAGCGCTGAATGATGCCATCCACTGTTTTCATGATGTTTAACCTCCATTTTGAAAAAGTAAGAGCCGCAGATTTCTCCACGGCTCTAGCTTTAATGATTAGCTCGTATTAACGTTCCATAAAGTCCGTATCTATTAAATCATATTCCACATCATGGTCGTTGGAATTGCCGATAAATATCGAAAACGCCTTATCAAGGTCGGTAAAGTCGCACACTGCAATTTCATTATTTTTGAATGCAGGTGAGCCAACCAGTGCCTCGCACATGCGATCACGAAATTTAGCCATTTCCTCAGGATTTTTGCATTTGATGTTCAAAACGATCATAGTTTCGTACCTCCAAAATATAATTCTGAGACTAACCATCTCATAAAGCACCATGAAAATTTCGCGTCAGATCACATCAGCCTTCTTGAGAATATCCATCAGCTGCGGCTTGGTCATCTCTGCATCCACTACAAGATGAATCTTCAACTTCTGTTCTTTTTCGCTCCAGTTCGCCTGCACCTCACCCAGCTGTACCTCTGTGCCGGGCAACTGCTTTTTCAGCATCTTATTGATGACCTGCGAGATGATGCAGCGCATAAAACCTGACCGGATCAGCATAATGTCCTCCATAATCGTTCAACCTCCAAAAATAAAAAATGAAAAAAGAGAGTGGAGATCGAGTCCACACCTCCACAATGAAGTGGCGCTCTACCATTTGAGCTATCTCTTCCATAAGGGAACATGAATTTTTCGCGTTTACTTGATTCTTTTGACCATCACTGTATATTCAAGCTTCATAGGATTGCCGGAAGCATCTTTACAAGAGAAAACATTACCAGTAAAACTAAGCTGGGCAGTGGAATTTTTACACAGGATATTCATTACAGTTCTATCTTTAAGTACTGCAATTTTGAAAATATCTGCGAGTTTTTCAAAATCATTCATAATACGATTAGCCTTGAACATATTTGCATTTGACATAGTTACTGCCTCCCATATTGTGGTTTACAAAAAATAAAGAGCCTACGATTTCTCGTAAGCTCTTCTCTTTGGCTTATCGCCAATCAGGATGTTTCTTCAATGTAGCTAAATATTTGCATTGTGCTTCCTTAAGATACAATTCTTTGTAATATGCTTTCCATTCCGTGTGAATATCATCCGGAAATACAATATCGTTTTCTTCAATAACATCAAGCATAATCTCGATTTGCTTTTTCTTTTCATCTCGGATTTTTATTCCGTTATCAAATTTCTTTATTGTATCTCTTGATAGTCCAGTCATTTCAACCATATGACAAAGAAATATATTCCTTTGTTCTTTCAGCTCTTTCAGCATACATATCACCTCATAAAGTAAGGAGAATTTTTCGCGTTTGGGCAAAAAGAAAAGAGCCTACGATCTCTCGTAAGCTCTCTTACTCATTTAGTGAAAACCGTTATGATTTCTTTATCTTCGTCGAAATGCTTCATAAGTTCATTGAATTCTTTTTCGCTGCAATGCGCATCAAATATAAATCTTGTAACACCTGTGTGCTTATTTTCAAAGTAATCATACCGCTCAATATAAGCGCCCAGTTGTTTTGCTTCTTCTTTGATTCGTTCGCCGCAGCATGCCCTGCAATGAACTCTGAAATACTTTTCAACGTTAATAAGTACCATTCTTAATCACCTCCATAATATAAGCTGATTTTATCGCGTTTATTCTTTGTTTCTCTCTGGCTAACCAGGCAAGATAGTCATCGGTTTCAAGCTCCACGGTATCATGAGCTTCATGTTTTTTCAATCGTCATAGTGTCATTACAGCATTCACACATAATAGTTCTCCTTTGTCAGATCAAACTCCTATCAAACACGGTCTCCCAGCGTTCTTTCTTGAGGGGTTTCATGCGCAGTGCCCACATGATTTGCCGTACGGTCACAGTCGGATATTCGCCCTTTGCGTTTTTCTTCTTGGCGTGACTGTCAAAATACTGCCGGAACCCTTCATGCAGGTAGATCTTGTCGGTCAGCCAGGGGTCAATGGCGCTCCAGTAAGTAGCCTTGGTTTTCTCATTGTAACGCTGCTGGATCACACACAGGCCTTTCCCCTGTTCCCGGTAGAGCGTGCAGACACGATACACCGGGTGATTGCATCGGTAAACGCTCCCGTAGTAGCTCGTCCACTCTTTTGGCGGTATGTCGTGATATCTCATAAAAAATAAAGAGAGCCCGCAGCTTTCGCCACGAACCCTCTCGGTTCCTCCTTTACTTTCTGTCCGTAAAGCCTCTCTTGATCTCGTGTAAACCATCCTTCATTGCCGAAGACAGCGGTGCAACGCCGCCAGCTTCCAGAATCGACCAGTAAATCGTAGTTCCGATCGTCCCCAGGAAAGTCACACAGCTCAGTCCGAACTTTGCCCACTCAAGGTGCCGCGCCTTCGCAGCCTTCTCCTGGTCGTTGATGACCTCCTGGCCTTTCCGCCGTTCCTCATCTTCTTTCAGGTTCTGGTCGCTCTCCTGCGCCTCGCTCTTGATTTGCATCTCGTACAGCTGCAATGCCGCCTTCGCTGTCTTTTCGTAATCCTCCGTACCCGGTTCCAGATCCTTCAGCTTGGCGAGCGATTGCTTTGCCGCTTCCTTCAGCAATTCTTTGTTTTCATAGTTTTCCATTTTGATTTTCTCCTTTACAAAGTAATTTAGAGTTTCCTCCATTAAGCACCATGTTTTTCTCGCGTCAGGTCCAGCTTGTGCACCCGCAGCATAATGTACTTGTCGCCCTCGAAGTCCTTCACCTCCTCGTCCAGGCTCAGGCTCAGGTAAGGCCAGTCCGGGTCATCTTCATCACCGATCAACAGCTCACCCACCTCGTAAATATCACGGTAATGGAACCAGCGGTAGAGTACCATCCCGAAAAGTAGGCCCAGAATGATAGCAGCGAATAGGACAGCGTAGTAGATGTACAGCATTTTGATTTTCTCCTTTTTAATAATGTAGTTGATAAAACGGTCTTCTGCGTGATGAAAAATAAAGAGCCTACGATTTCTCGTAAGCTCTCTACACCTTAGATGTCGTTGCGAATCAGGAATAAGTCACCACGGCTGCAAGTAGCCCGTACAATTCCATTCGCCCGAATCAACACAATCGCATTGGCGTAAGCTCCGCGTGCTGTCTGAGCGCTCTTATACTCGCCTGTATCAATGTACATAACTTTCTGATTGCTCTCAATAAACACCCGGATCTTATCCATCGCGTTCACATAGCCTCGGTCGTAATTTACCTTTACTCGTTTGCCCATAATTTCAATCTCCTTTATTCATATTCGGAAGACATCCTTCCGTAAAGCACAAAGAAAATTTCGCGTTGAATCGTAACAGTCTATTCTAGAATAGAAAAAGAAAAGAGCTCAAGTTTCCTTGAGCCCGTTTTCCGGTCAGAATCCATTAGCGGATACCACACCGAACATCGTTCAGCATGAGGAATTCTTCGCCCTCATTCCAACCCGCATACTTGTCGTTGGACGACTCGTTAAATGCGGTCATAATAGAGTTCATCATTTCCTCAAAACCTTCAACAATATTCTTCAGCATAGTAAATACCTCCTAAAATTTGTTATTTCTTTCCATAATAGAAGGTGTATTTTTTCGCGCCGGAAAATAAAAAAGAAGAATGCTTGAGTTTTCAATCCCAAGTCATTGGATGAGTACCGTTTATTTTATGGAACGTTTCATTCCGTACTCGCATCGATGCCTATTTAAGTTGTCACAACTACCAATTATTCATTGGCTGACCAACACCCTTTATTCTTCCATAAAGGACCATGTATTTTTCGCGTCATCCACGCTCAATACTCAATGTCCAGAAGAATTTGCGGTATTGCTCATAATAACTTTCTCGGCAGCAGGGGCAGCCATGAATTCGCAGCACATCATACGGAACACATTCCGTCGCTCCTTTTAATACATAGGGTGCGATTGCCGGAGAAATATCTTTCAAGCAGTGTTCTATAAGGCTAATCCGCTTGCTGAAGAATGCCCTGGCAATGGCGGTCTGTTCTGTGGGGTTCGATTCACGGCTTCCTTTGACAGTATACGTCCGAAGTTCTTCTGGTTTTGCTTTCCAGGCATCCAGCATGACCAAGGCATCTTTCCATTCAGGATACTGCAAGCAGAAATGTTTAAGCTCATAGTATCGGTGCTTTGAAATATAATACGGATTCTTTTCAGATAGTTCAACGTGTGCCATCTTTACCCCTCCACAAAAATCCAGTTTGCTCATAAAGAGCTTTTGGCGAGATGTAAAAATTGATACGTCCGAACTTAGAGTTCATTTCTTTTAAGTCGGTAATTTTCTTGCCGTCCCTGGTTGCTGTTCCGATAGGCAGCCATCCAGAAATAATCCCCGCTCGCACCCACGATGGGTCACGTCCGTATACTTTTGCGGCAACTCGTACAGGTACTGATCCTGTTGGAAAAATAAGGTCATTCATAGAGCTTTCCTCCTAAAAATCTCTAAGGACATCTTACTACGTCCTCTATGCGCATTTTAGGGAAGAAAGCGGGGCAGTGCGTGATGCTTTTTATTTTTTCAATGATGAACCATTGACAATCATCGTAGTATCGTTTAAGCTAGAATAGAATTCAGAGCCAAAAAGGAGGTATTTTTAGTGCTTATAACCTGTCCAGAGTGTGAATTGCAAATTTCTGATAAGGCACTTGTATGCCCTCATTGCGGTTTTCCACTCAAGAAGAATGCTCAAGTGTATCCTAGAAAAGCAAATAAACGTCGTAGGCTGCCAAATGGATTCGGACAGATTTCAGAAATCAAGGGGCGCAATCTACGAAAGCCGTTCAGAGTTTTAGTAACCGTAGACAAAGGATTAGATGGGAAACCAATCTGTAAGCCGCTTCAGCCACAGTCTTATTTTGAAACCTACAATGATGCATATTTAGCATTAGTTGAATACAACAAGAATCCATATTCCATCGAGAAAAATATTACCATGGATGAATTGTATCAGGCATGGCTGAAGGAATACAGGACGCATGTTGGAGAGAAGATGATAGAAAAGACTGAGTGTTGCTGGCGGTATGTTCGCAAAATTCACAATATGAAATTACAGCAAGTTCGTATTCCACAACTCAAGCTCGCACTCGACGAGGCAACAACCTATAAAAGTGGCAACGAAGTAGAACTTCCTCGTTCAGCTAAAGGCAGAATCAAAAGCCTGTTCAATCTCATGTTTGACTATGCAGTAGAGAACGAGCTTGTTCCGCAAAATTATGCAAGGTCTTTTGCTCTTTCCAGATCAGATCAAGAAGAAACAGCTAGAGTGGACAAAAGTCACATCCTATATTCAGACGAAGAGGTTGAACTGATTTGGGGCGCTCTCCCGGTCTATCCATATCTTGATATTACTTTAATTCAATTTTATTCTGGTTGGCGGCCCAATGAACTTTTGAGCATGAAACTAGAAGATGTTGATTTAGAGAACAAAACATTTCATGGGGGCTCCAAAACTGTCGCAGGTAAAAATCGTATTGTGCCAATTCATTCCAAAATATTCCATTTTGTCGAACAGCACTATAATGAAGCTGTTGCCGCAGGGAGCGAATATGTATTTCAATCAGATACCCAACCTGGTAAGGCATATACATACGATCGGTATTATGTTCGACTTATAGAAGCACGCGATGCCTTGGGGCTAGATAAAAGTCATCGCCCCCATGATGGTCGTGTTCAGTTCGCAACCATGGCAAAGAAAGCTAAAATGGATCAATATGCACTAAAGAAAATTCTCGGTCACTATATCGACGACGTGACCGAGAAGTATTATATAAAACCTGGGATGGACTGGCTCCGAAACGAAATCGAAAAGATCAAATGATGTACTCCTCAAAAAATTAGTATAGGATTATTGTGTAGGCAGATATAGGAATATCGTATATGAATAATGTAGGAGTAATGTGCAAGTTGTGTGCGTCAAGCCACTACTTTCGGCATTCAATCACGTTCAAATACATCATGGATTCGCATTTTATTCGATGCTTCGTATTACTTCAGCTCTTCCAGAAGACTTTTACCCCAACACACCAACGTCATTTTTCTCTCAAAATATAGGACTAATCAAAGAATAATCCTCGTTCAATCAAATCCAATCACATTTTTAACGGTCTCTGAATTCAAAAAATAAAAGTCCCTGAATATTCCGCGGCTCGACTCGCAGATACTCAGGGGCTTTTTTCTTTCGTGAAAGTCTTTCAAATATCAGTCTCGTATCGTGAGCTTTATTTCACATCCGTACATCAATTGGCCGCATCTCAAACAGCCCGGTCTGAAACGTCGCTCAAAATATCATAGCCCAATATCTGGGAGCCCTTTCTAAATATCATATTACCATAGTCAGCGATCCAATTGCAAGCCCATTCTTCAGCATCGACCCAGTAGGCCGGTTTCACCATGCGGTGCAGCTCTGGCAGCAGACCGTAACTGACTAAGGTAACATGACCCAGCTCGTGGATCAGCACCCTTCGCAGCTTTTCCCCGCTCAGCCCTCGTGCCACAAGCACATGTTGCAGCTTCGGGTCTGTCACGGCAATGGTCCTGCGTCCGGTGCGATCCACAAGGTATGGGCTGTCCGGGTCTACAAAACGGATGCGCCAAAGCCACCCGTTTACCGTAAACCGTTCCATTTTGAATTATGCGGGCATGTCCGCCACGAGCTTGGTGAAGTCAGCCTTGATCTTCTTGCGCAGGTCAGGGTCAGCATCCCCGTAAATGGTTCGGATGGTGCTCATCGCGCTCGTCAGGTGCTCGCTTGCCCGGCGCTCCATCTCCGCCTTGTCCATGGCCGTGTGGCTCTCGGTGTAGTGCTTGCGGGCTTCCAGGTACTCGCCATAAGGCTTGCCGTACTGTCTGCCCTCATGCTCAAACTCCCCACGCCGACGCAGAGGGAACTCCCCGTGGTCGTCACGCATCTCCCTCTCGAACTCGTCCGGGTCGCGCAGCCACTTCTCCATGTAGCGGTGCTGTTTCGTCGAGGGCGTGTACCCCATCCGATAGTCTTCCGCTTCGCCCATGGCCTTACTGACCTTCTCGTAGTAGCAGGCTTCGTACAGGTTCCGCTTCGTTTCAGCAAGGTCCTTGATCATGTCAGTCACTTCCCCTGCCTCGTGAGTGTTCACGCTCTCGATGCCCTTCGCCAGCTCTCCCTTGAAGGCATCCACCAGAGTTTCCATCATCGAGCAAACACTCTCCATGCAACGATTCTCCATGTTGATTCCTCCTTACGAAAGCTTCCGCACGATGAGATTCGCACCGGGCGAAACAGTCAGAGCGGCTGTTCCGGTGTTCACGATGCGGATCACGTCATACATGCCGCAGCCAGTTCCCAGCAGCATGGTTTTCGCCACGTTGAAGGCATCCCCGGCAGCGGTGCTGGTCACGATCATGTTGGAGCCGGGGAGCACTGCATTCCCTGCGGAAATGCTAAGCTGGACCGTACCGGCAGCCACACCTGCGATGTTGCCCGAGAACGCCACTTCGTAAATGCCGGGCAGTCTGAGCTTTACATCACTCATGCCCGCACGGTGACATTCGGCGGTGCAACGGGTCTTGAGGTTCGTCACGTCAAACAGAATCGCCTGACCGACTTCCAGGGTCTGAGCAGCAGAATTGGATATCTCGATCATCTGCAAATCCTCCTTCAAATATCAATAAGAAAGGAGCGCCAGTCTCCCAGCGCCCCTCCATTTTGAAATTTCGCTTAGGCGGCCATGTTGCAGCACCCAGTCAGACCAGCGATCTGGCAGCCCAGAGTACCGGTACCGGCGTAGGGGTTCTGCACGATGTAGGCAGGGCCGGGAGCCGGACGCAGCTGGTTCACCAGATAGTTGTTCTGAGCCTGCTGGGTTGCAGCGAGGGTCATCTGGCTCACCTGAGTGCGCAGCTGTGCGATGGTCTCATCCTTGTCGGCCATGCGGTTTGCAACGATCTCGTCATGCAGCTGGCGATAATTTGCATTGTCGTTCTGCATGATCTGCTGTGTCTGGTTGGCGATGGCGGTCGTGATGGCGCAGGTGTTGGTGGCCAGGTCGTACTGGATCTGTGCCTGCCCCTGACGGTTCTCACAGCAGCAGTTTGCCAGCTGGGTCTGGAGGGCGTTGGTGTTCTGCATGTTGGCGACCGTGTCGGCGTTGATTGCCTGCTGGATGCCGAAGTTGCCCTGCATCATGGCAGTGTTCACGCCATTAAAGCCCTGAAGCATCGCGGTGTTGGTGTTGTTGAAGCCGTTCAGCAGGCTGGTGTTCATGGCGTAGAAACCGTTGCACAGACCGTTCTCCAGGCCATTCAGCTTGTTGATGACACTCTGATTATCGAATCCACGCTGGATATCCGCCTGAGTAGCGGCACTTGCCAGAGCGCTACGGGTTGCAGAACCATTCCCGCGGTTACCAAAACCGTTGCCGTCCCAGTTGCCAAATCCGCCCCACAGAGCGAACAGGATCACAATGATCCACCATGCACCGCAGCCGTCGCCGTTCCGGTTGCCGGTCACAGCAGCGATGTCAGCCAGACTCGGGATCATGCCCATCATACCATTGTTAAACATATCATTTCCTCCTTTGGAAATTTCAGTGAGTGGAAAATACGGATATGTTCACTGAGCCTTCTTTCAGGCCGCGCGTATCCTGAGCAAAAGCTCAATTCACATCACTTGGGATATGTTTAACGTCCGTTTGCTTTTAACGACCTCTGAAGAACCGCATTGCCTGTGCGTAGGCCTCCTCGGGTGTGATCCCGTAGCTCTCGCACAGGTTCCGGGCGATCTGCTCACCCGTCGCATCGTCTCCATTTTGAATTGCCGACAACGCGTTGTGTGCCATCGGGTTGTTTCGCAGCTGTGGGTTTCCCGCCAGTAGACGGTTCACAAAGTTCATTCTCGGGTTATTCGGCGTTTGGTTCATGGTTCAGTCCCTCTTTTCCGTGTTTATAAGGTTCTTTGCGGTAAGGTCTTGACTTTTTCTGTACCAAACGCTTGATCTCGTCCAGCTTGTCCCGAATCTCTGCCAGCTCACCATTTTCAGGCAGGTTCTCAGCGGTCTGGGCCATGGGAACGAAGGTCATGGTTTCGATTTTCCCGACATTCGATAGATACTTCACATACACACAGCTCATGTCATCTTTCGGGAAGATGGCCACCGTGCCGTTGTTGGGCACTTCGTTGGGGCGTACTTCCTGGATGTCATGGATCATTCGTCCAGGGATGGCCTGTACGAACTGCTGCGGGTATCCATTTTGAATTCCCATCCCCTGCATCTGTTGCAGGTTCTGATTGTTTTGCCATCCTCCCAGAGCAACTGCCTGTTGAGGAGTAAGGCTCTGCGGAGGATATGCACCGTAATACTGGTTCATAAAGATCCTCCTTTGCAGGTTAAATAATTACTGGTTGTTCTTGGCCCTCAGCTCCGCATAGAGCTTGTCCGCCGCAATGGCTTCCTTCGTGAACGAGTTGTTCTGCCACCAGTTCACAATGGCCACCACAACGGTGATGAGGGTGCTTACCACCTGCTGGAGCTGCTCGTTGTCAATGGGCAGCGGGCTTTTGCCAAAGGCGGTCAGCAGACTGTTCAGCAGCGCCACAAGCAGGCAGATGGTTCTTGCCCACGTTGCGGCGGTCACGGTCGTGTTCTGTTCCATTTTGAAATCTCCTCTCACGTCATGGCGTGTTCTTCCCGGACAGGCAGACTTTCCACTCGCTCATACAGGTTCGTGCCGGTGCCGTTTCCATGCAGTTCGTGGTATGCCTCATAGATAACGCCGACGTTCGTCAGCCCTTCCACGTCCACATACCCCTGATGAAGATAATACCGGCAGCTCTGATACAATCGATCATGGAGCATCGCTTTCACGCCTTTTTTCAGCGCTTTCTGCTCCTGAATGGTCGCCCAGAGCGTCTTACCCATCCAGCCCATGATGCCTGCCACCAGGATCGACACGATCTCATTCAGATGTGTCAAGATAAAGCTCTCCGTGGGCTTCACGCCCCTTTCACACAGGTAAGGCCCGCTTTTGCAATGATACTCGGGTAATCCTTGTAGACATGGTTCATGTCCACCACGCCGCTCACACCAGCCACCTTGCCCTTGGAGCTGTACTGCCACATACCGTGCTTGCGGGTCGGCCGCTTGTTCCGGTAGTCCGCCAGCCATAGGTCAAAGTCGTTCAGCTGCCACATGTTCAGGTTGTAGTCGGCAAAGTTCGAGTAGGTATACAGGATCGCGTACAGCCCCCACTTTTCGATCTCCCTGAGCTCCATTTTGACAAGTTTCGTCAACTCGGCTGCGGGCAGACTTTTCAGACGGGGGTCCTCCACGTCCATAGCGATGGGCAGCTCAAAGCTCTTTCCTTCCAGGCAGGTCTTGAGCAGGTTCAGCTCCTTCTTTGCCATGCCTTCCGTTACCGCAACGGTGTAAGCATATACGCCAACTGGCAAACCCACAGATTTGGCCCCGGCATAGTTCGCTTCAAAGTGCGGATCGACATAGAGCTGCCCACTCTTGGTGGAAACTGCACGGATCATCACGCCGCCTACTTTTCTGCTGGCCTTGACTTTTTTCCAGTCAATGGTTCCCTGCCAGCGGGAAACGTCGATAATGTCAAGCATCTGCACCCTCCTTTTTCTTCAGGGTATAGAGCAAAACCGGCACCCAGCCTGTCAGCCCGTCGCCATCCTTCGGGCGAGAAGCAAAGCATCCACTCGCAACGTGCACCGTGCAAGGAATCTCGTACTCACAAAGACCGGGCAGACTGAATGTATGCGCACCCATATCTTTTTCAGTCATCTGGTGCAGGTGCGCTTTGGGGTCAGCTTCCCATGCCGCTCTCTGTCCCTCGACTTTTTCTTTCACGATTTCGTCGAGCTCCGCCTGGTCGTACTCCATTTTGAAAATTCCACTCTCGATAAGTTCGTCCAACGTCCCTTTCACGGTCGTATCACCCAGTGTGACACGGACTTTGAGCTCAGCCATTCCCCTGCTCCTTCAATTTCTCGGCCAGCTTGGTGCACAGCTTCTCGTACTCTTCCTCGGTCAGGCGGTCGTTGGCAAAGAAGATATCCAGCTTCCGCTGCATCCCGTTGGTCTTGCCGCGTTCGATCAGGCGTGCACAGGTGTTGTAGAGTTCCATTTTGATTCCTTTCTGCTCACGTTCTGCATGAGCCATCTTAATGTAAAAAATCGCTCATCAGCATTCCTTTTCAGTGGGCCAATAAGCGAAACGATACAAATGGGCTGACCCGACTCTTATTCCTCCGGCGTAACCCCCAGCTCCAACATGGTCAACCGGTACTCCTGATCCACCACCAGGCTGTCGGTGTCGGTTTGGGCGCTCTCCATCGTAGTGAAGGATTTCCGCAGGGCCTCGTTTTCTGCCTTGAGTTGCTCCACCGTTTCCGGCATCTGCGCCATCTTGGTCTCATGCTCCTGCTGCCGGGCCTGCTCGTCCAGCTCGTCCTGCGTGTACTTGATGTATCGCTGGATCGGTACTGTCTCATCCCAGGCGGGCTTCGGTTCAACACCGGGAACATCGATAACCTCTTCTACGATGGTGCTTCCATTGGCAAGATGTTCGATAGGAACGTAATGGCTGACCTGCTGAACCCCAGCAATCGCGTCCTGGGCAACGGTTTCCGAGGCGACAACAACGCCGACCAGCGACCGGG